AATACAACTCTAGCAAGATTTGTAAGAAATTTAGAGTCTAGAATTTATGCACAACTATCTAGACAATTAGTAGAAAATTTATTTGGAGAAACCCCTAGTGATAGTGGGATATTAGAATTAGAAGGCAACACTATAGAATTTGAAGTTGTCGACGGAATTATAACATTAAGGATTACAGATAGTGACGGGAATACAACAGTTATCAGTTTGCCTATTGGCGATTTTACTTTCTAGTTGTGCAGTAATAGCGAAGAACGAAGATTTAGTTATATCACAAGACAGGAAACCTGCTCAAGTTTTAGATTTGCAATCAGAAGAATTAGCAAATTTACCACCTGCAGAACATAGACCTGTTATTGCAGTATATGCTAATAGCTTTCAAGATTTAACAGGACAAAGAAAAAGCAACAGTAGCTTTGCTATGTTTAGCACAGCAGTCACACAAGCTCCTGAAGCTTTACTCATTAGGGCTTTAAAACATGCTGCTGATGGAAAATTTTTTAGAGTTGTTGAGAGAGTAGGATTAGATAATCTTACTAAAGAACGACAACTTATTAGGTCAACCAGAGAAAACTTTGAGGAGGATACAAAACTTCAACCTTTATTATTTGCTGGTCTTATAATACAAGGTGGTGTTTTATCTTATGATACCAATATTGAAACTGGGGGATTGGGTGCTAGGTATCTAGGCATAGGTAATAGTACTCAGTATAGAGAAGATGTAGTTACTATTTCATTACGAATAGTTTCTGTATCTACTGGTGAAGTATTGATGGAGACTACGGTTTCTAAAAATATTTTATCAACAAGTGTTTCTCAAGATGTTTTTCGTTTTATTGAAATGGGTACTGAACTCGTAGAAATAGAAGGAGGCATTGCTGAGAACGAATCCGGTTCTATAGCTTTACAAAAGGCAATAGAAACTGGGGTATTAAATTTAATAGAAATAGGAATAAATAGAGGGTATTGGAAATATGAAAACTTTGAAATTGATAAGCCTTGTGATGTTGATGCTGACGAGTGCATTGATATACGGGGATGATAATGAAATCTATATAGACCAATCAGGCGATACTGCTAACATAGATTTAGAGCAGCTTGGTGGTGGAAACATCATCGGTGGTTTAAATTCTCAAGCAGGAAATCTAACTGCCTTAGACTTAGATGGCTCTACACTAACTCTAGATATTAACCAAATAGGAGATAATAACTTATTCTATGGTGATATCTTAGGAGATAGTATTACAGGCTATTTTAATTTTGATGGTAGTTCAAATGAATTTACTATTCAAGTTGACCCAACTAATACCTATGGTGCTGATAGCTCAGACTTCAATGTTCAGGCTACTGGTGATAGCAATGACTTTACATTAAATGTAGGGACAAGTTCTATGGCTAGTAATACTGACTTGGACTGGGTTATAAACGGAAGTTCAAATACACTGGACTTCGACATCAATTATGATGGTGGTACTTCATGGGTTGATATAGATGGTGATAGCAACAATGTAACTTTTGACGGTAGTGGATATGCTGGCGGGTACTTTTACCTAGACCAGACAGGTGATTCACGAACTTTTAATATTACACAGGCAAGTACATTAAATAATGATTGGCTCAAGATTATTTCTTCTGGTGATAACGGCAGCGTTTGCGTCATACAAGATGACGGCGGAACAGCAGTCGGATGTTAGTATAGGAAATATTACAGAACTTAAAGGTAATGGCAGGGTCGTTAGGGAACATGCACCTTATGATGCTGCCTTATCTTTTGGTATAGAAAGTTTCGATAATGTAGAAACTTCTAACGGTAGGATGGGTATTACCTTCCTTAATGATACCCAAGTTCGTCTGACCGAGCATTCTGAATTGCTCATAGATGAATTTATTTATGACCCTAATCCATCTAAATCTAGGATGGCTCTTAATTTTACTAGTGGAACTGCTAGGTTTATTACTGGTAAACTAAACAACATCAACAAAGAAAACATTGCTATAAAGACACCGAGTGCTAATGTGTCAATTCGTGGCACGGATTTTACTTTAACCGTGAACGAGCTGGGCGAATCTCTTATTATATTACTACCTAAAGATGATGGTACTCCAAGTGGAGAAATACTTGTAGCTACTGCTGCAGGTGAGGTAGTACTTAATCAGCCCTTTCAAGCTACTACAGTTTCTATGTTTGAGACTGAACCATCTAAGCCAGTTATACTTGATATTACTACTCAGTTAATTGACAATATGTTAATTGTTAATCCACCTAAAGAAGAAATAAGTTTAACTGAAACAACAACAGACACCAGTAGCAATAATATATTAGATGTAGACTACTTAGAATTTGAAGACTTAGATGTAGACTATTTAGCTCAAGATGATTTAGAGTTTAATGAGCTTGATATAAATTATCTTGATGTAAATTTTCTTGAAGACCTTTTAAATATTATTGAAGATATCAATGAGCTTGACCAAACAGAAACTTTATTAAAGGCTGACTTAGATTTAAAAGGAACTTCATTTGGTTTCGATGCTGAAACACAAATCAATACTTTTACTACTGATAATACTTTAACTTTCTACAAAGCCTTAGAAGATACTATAAGAATTGATTTAGATAAATCAGCTTCGTATACAGTCATACTTGTACAGAACGGTAAAAGTACACAGATTATTGTTAATGGTGGTAGCTCTTCTAAGATAACAATTAAACAGAGTAGTTAATATGAAGTGGTCTATACCTTTATTAGCCCTGCTAATCGTGCCTTTACTTTTTAATTTTGTACCCTTAGAAATACTAAGATTAAAAACCTTTGATGCCTTTGTAGAAACTCCAGAGCCTTCTGGACATTTTGTTATTCTTAATATAACAGAAGAAGATGTACAAGAAAGAGGTGGTTATCCTTTTCCTCGACAAGACCTTGCTCAAATTCAAATTGATTTATTAAACAACGGAGCTATTGGAGTTGGTTGGGTTATACTGTTTCCTCAAGAAGATAGATTTGGCGGCGATAAAGATTTTAGTACAGCTCTAAGTTATTCGCCTAGTATCTTAGCTATGCCTGAATTTAATAATGGAGATTATCCAAAGACACATGGTACAGTTATACTTGGTCCAGATGTAGTCTTACCTAAAGCTACGGGCTTTCTACAAAACATTCCCGAACTGCAAAGTTCTGCTTCTCAAGGTGCGGTATCTGCTCCAGTAGATGTAGATAACCTTGTTAGAAGATTACCTTTATTACAACAAACACCTGATGGTTGGGTGGCTGCTTTTGGTACTGAAGTATTAAAAACTTTAGTAGATGCTTCAACCTATCAAATAAAAACAAATGAAAATGGAATAGAACAAATAAGAGTCAGGGGTCTACCAGAAATAAATACAGATAGTATGGGTAGAAAGTGGATTAGCTGGGTTGATACACCACAGACTACATTAAAAGAGATGGATGTTAAAGATAAGTTTGTATTTGTAGGAGTTACTGCAGCAGGAGTAATGCCTCAACTAGCTACACCAAAGGGCTTATTAGAACCTCACAAGATTCAAGCGGCTCTTGCTGAAAGTATTTTAATTGAATCACCTCAGATACCAGACTATAGATTGTTTGTTGAACTATTATTATTATGCACTTCAGTCTTGTTGGTGGCTTTTGTTGTTAGTTACTTTGGGCTTACTTGGGGTATAGCATTAGCAGGAACTGCAATGTCCGGTGTAGCCTACCTAGGATATTACTTTATTTCTATAGGATATCTAATAGATGTTACTTGGAGTTTGATAAGTATGTTTGTGATAGCTGCTCAACAGTTCTATTTAAACTTTAGAACTCAGTTCAAACTTAGACAACAGATTAAAAAACAATTTGGAACTTATCTATCTCCAGACATGGTAGCTATGCTACAAAAGAATCCAGAGCTTCTTAAGCTAGGTGGTGAAAGAAAAGAGATGACGTTCTTGTTTACTGACATTATGGGCTTTACCCCTGTTTCAGAAGTATTTAAGAATAATGATGACCCTGAAGGTCTAGTAGAGCTTATCAATACTTACTTAGATAAGATGACAAAAATTATCCTTGCTAATGGTGGAACCATAGATAAGTATATGGGAGATTGTATCATGGCATTTTGGAATGCACCTCTCCCTTGTAAGAATCATGCAGAGTTAGCTATTAAATCTGCGATAGAAATAGAACAAGCAACAGTAGAACTAAATAAACAATTTAAAGAACAAGGATTAGACTTACCACCAATCAATGTAGGCACTGGAGTAAACTCTGGTACTTGCATTGTAGGTAACATGGGAAGTGAAACTAGATTTGATTATTCAGTAGTAGGTGATGCAGTTAATTTATCAGCTAGACTTGAAGCAACTGCTGGCAGAAATGATTACAAACAATGGAAGATTATTATTTCTGAGTACACTAAAGAACTAGCGGGTGATGTTTTTACTTACGAAAAGATAGATAGTATTATGGTCAAGGGTAAATCAGAGCCAATTACCATATATTTCCCTCAAAATAAGGCTAAATCCTCGTAGAGCTACTCAGAGGCTCTCTAAGAACTTTTATTAAAAATCCAAAGGATATCATTACTAACATTAAAAGAATGTCTTATATGGGATTGTGTGAGGTCGATTTTTAAAAAATTAAGAAAATATTACAGTAATAAGATTCTTTATTAAAAAAGATAGACCAACTGCATTTAATATTATTAATGCCCTATCTTTCCAAAGTAATCCTACGAACAACCAACCCGATACTCCTATAATAGATAAACTTAAATCATATAATTGCATACCTTCTACGCCTCGTAAAGACATAGCAGTTACAATTATAAAACTTGATATCCATTTAACATACCAAGACATATCTCCTTTCGGAGTAGCCGACTTAAATATCCTTTTGGAATTTTTTAATTCTTCTAAATCAAACTTCATTTGTTACTAAAGCATTAACTTCTCTTTCTAAAAACTTATGTAGAGGGTCTAACTTAGTCTTTGCGTTTCTAATAATATTTTTAATTATTTCTTTCTCACAAATCGGAAACACATTATCAACTTCATTTTCTGGAAGCATACTAAGTTCTGTCACTATTTTGTTTTCTCTGGTCAGTAATACTTTAAAGCTTATTAGGTTCGCTTCTTTCTGGCTCATTTGTATTCTCCAAGTTACTAAATGTAACTTTATCTTGTCGTCCTCTTAGCCCTGCTTTCATATAAGAAGTTGCTCGACCCTCAAAAAAGTTTTGATGTTCAACTCCCATTACTTCATCTATCCAAGTAAGAGGATTCTCTTTTTGATTGTAGTTAGTTTTAAGACCTAACTGTAAAAGTCTTCTATCTGCGATGTAACGGTTGTACTTATACATATCTTCTTTAGTTAATCCTTGAATGTTGCCCATTTCAAAAACTAAATCTAAAAATTTATCTTCAAGCTTAACCATCTCTCGGCATATCTGATATATTTCTTTTTTAAATTCATCTGTCCATATATCTATATTTTCTTGTATAAATTGTCTGAATAATTTTGTCATTGCTTCTACATGCATAGATTCGTCACGAATAGAATATGTAACTATCTGTCCCATGCCTTTCATCTTACCGAACCTTGGGAAGTTTAATAAGATTGCAAAGCTACTAAATAATTGTAGCCCTTCTGTAAAAGCTGAATAGACCGCTAAAGTTTTAGCTATACTTTTCTTATCTTGTCTGGTTGTTTTAATATCATTGATGTACTCATGCTTGTCAGACATCTCTTCATATTCAGCAAAGGCTTTATATTCATTGTCTGGCATACCAACAGTATCAAGTAATAAACTGTAAGCATGTTGGTGAATAGATTCCATGTTAGCAAAAGAACCCATCATCATTCTAGCTTCTGGTTTCTTAAAGATACGCATGTACCTATCAATATAACCTGCACCTACATCTACATCTGATTGAGTAAACAATCTAAATATCTGTGTAAGTAAATTCTTTTCTACCTCAGTAAGGTCTTGCCAATCTTTAACATCTGTGTGTAAAGGCACAGATTCTGGCATCCAATGCATTTGGTTTTGTAAGACATAGTAGTCAAACATCCAAGCATCATCAAATGGTTTATAGTATTCTCTCGTTCCCAACAAGCTCATAATCTAACTCTCTTAATATTTTAATATACTCTACTGCTTCTGCATATTCTTTAAATAACTTATCAATAGTCTCAACCATATCAGGATGGTCAGCTACTGCAACTGGGTCACTAAGATATAATTTTAAATTAGTCTTAGCTATCGTTTTTTGTGCTTTGTATTTTGATTCCAAAGCTTTAAATAATTCTCCGTTCATTTACTCTTCCTCTTTTAATTTTTATCCTTGTCCTCTATATTTTTTCCAAGACCTCTTCTTGTTTTTATTCATCCGAGAAAAACCTATATTGTTTCTCCCGATAGAAGTCTTCTTACCTCTTGCTCCTGTTACTGGTTGATGCCCTGTTGTAAACTGTAGCTTTGATTTCTTAGGCATTATCCCTCACAAGCTATACAACCTTCATCTAATTTTATTCTAGGTATTTTAACATTTACATTCTCAGCATTCCTAGCTGCATTTGACCTAAAGTAATATAAAGATTTTAATTTATTAGCTCCATACCAATGTACATCATTAACATACTGCATGTACTCATCGTGTATTGCTTGAGATTCAGTAGCTTTAGGTAAAACAAAAAATAAATTTACTGATTGAGATTGACAAATAAAATCTTGTCTTTGATGTGCATGTTCTACAACCCAGATTTGATTTATTTCATTTGCTGTTTTAAATATTTCTTTTTCTTCTTCAGTTAATACTTTTAAATGCTGAACAGAACCATCTTGTCCGGCTATATCTTTCCATAACTCAGTTAATTTTTTACCTTTAATTCCTTTAACCTTAAAAAGTTTTTCAAGATATTTATTTTTCACTTGGTAGCTTCCGGATAAAGTTTTGTGCGTATAAACATTAGCACGGTACGGCTCAATCGAAGGAGATGTTCCGCCACAAATAATACTAGAAGAAGCATTAGGAGCAACAGCGAGAAGGTGAGCAAACCTAAACCCACTACCAGAAATATCAGGAGCTTCCCCCCTCGAATCAGCAAGTCTTTCAGAAGATTCCAAAGATTTTGTCTTGATGTGCTTAAACGCTTTATGATTAAATCCAGATGCATAGATACTTTCAAAAGGGATTTTTTTAGATTGAAGGTAGGCGTGAAACCCCATCGCTCCCAAGCCAATCGACCTTTCTCTGTAAGCTGAGTAAGCAGCTTTAGTAAAACCTCTTTTACCTTTTCGTATGTATTTTTTAAACCTTTTAAAATTTGCATTATATTCTCCTAGTTTTTCTGTATCAATAGCATTATCAATAAAGTGTTGTAATACATTATCTAACATTGTTATTAAATCTGCAATAAAAAAAGAATCTTTTGACCATTCATCAAAGTGTTCTAAATTAACTGAAGACAAACAACAAACAGCTGTTCTTTCTTCATCTGTTGGTAAAGTTATTTCAGAACATAGATTACTTTGTTTAATTTCTAAGCCTAAGTCTTTTTGTTTTTGTGGTAAAGATTCGTTACACTTATCTATATTGACAATGTAAGGCTCTCCTGTTTCAGCACGAGCATTTATTATTTGCCACCATAGTTCTCTGGCATTAATAATTTTAGTTGGCTCATTTGTTTTAGGGTCTATCAATCTCCAATCAGCATCTTCTTCTACTGCTTTAAGAAATTCATTATTAATATTAACTCCATTGTGTAGGTTTAAACATTTTCTATTTATATCTCCACCGGATTCTTTTCTCATATTTATAAACTCTTCAATCTCAGGGTGCCAAACATCCATGTATGCTGCATAGCTACCTCGTCTTGTTACACCTTGATTGAAGGCTAACATCTGTGAGTCTACAACATGCATAAAGGGGATTGAACCAGTAGACTTACTACCGTGAGCAGTAGATATACCATTACTACGAACGTCTCCCCAGTATCCACCGATACCTCCACCCGAGCTTGCCAACCAAATGTTCTCATCATAATGAGATGAAAGACCAGTCCTGCTGTCAGGTACATAATTAAGGAAGCAGCTAATAGGAAGCCCACGCTTGGTTCCCCCGTTACTAAGTATAGGGGTGCTAAACATAAACCAACAGCGGGAACTGTAGCTATAAAGTCTTTGAGCGAGTTCAAAATCTGTGACACCTTTGAAGGTGGCTCCGAAGACGGAGGCTCTTGCGAATGCTTCTTGTGCATGTGTTTCTTCTCCTGTGAAATATCTATCTTTTAAAGTATCTAAACTAAATTTATCTAAAATTTTTTCGTTGTCGTAATCTATTTTTATACCTAAGTATTCTTTTGTTCCTATTTTATCTACCATTATTCTCCTGTCTTAAAAAATTTATCTGTTTCATCGTGAATGTATAACATGATAAGACCATAATGTAATATCTTCATTAAATCTTTTCTATTACGACCTTCTTTATTACCATATCGTTTAGCATACTTCATTATGTTACCCATACAAAAACCTGTACCATGTCCAGAATCAATGATAACATCGGTAGCTTGATACTTATCTGTAGCATAGTGCTGACCATAAGTATCATCAACATACTTCTGTAATTCTGCTATTAAATCATCTTCATTAAATTTATACATTTGGGATTCCTAAATCTTTTAATGTTATGTCTGGATTTTTCTTTACTTGTTTATAAAACCAACGCAATGAGTAAGCACTCAACATAAATCTATTGTTAGCATAGATGTGAGTTTGCTCTGGTAAAAATTCTTTCAAGTTCTTTAAACTAATCCTAGTAGCGTCTTCTCCTTCTGGAACCATTGATTGCAACCATTGAATTAATAGTTCTTCGCTTTTTCTTCTTAATCTTTTTGCTTTTTTTCCATTCATAATAATTCCTCTACATTAGGTTCCTTAACTATTTTGGTAAAATATACTGGTCCTTTAGCATATTTAAACACACGAAGACCCTTTCCATCATTGGAAGAGGCTCGACATGTAAATTTATATGGGCAGAAAGTACACTCTCTAGGTAACTTCATGTTACCAGACTGACCTTCCGGTACTGCAGTAAAGCAATAATCAGGTGGAGAATCCGACTTGATAATTTTTTTTACTCTATCTATTTTAGACTTTATATTAGGTTTGTCAAGGTCTTGGGGACGAAACAAGGCTAATTCTCCTGTCTCTTTATTGAATGCTAAAAATCCACCACCGTTTGTCTTCTCTGCTTCCTCATATCCGGCAAGCTGAGCCATGTATCCAAAGGTATCTTGTTCTGCTAGTGTGCCTTCTCTAAACTTTCTAAAAGAATAACCAGAAGCAGTCTTAATATCTACTACTTCTCCATCAATTTTACAATCCATGTGTCCTTTAATACCTTTAACAGATACAGCCTTTTGCTCGGCTGTAACTCTATGTCCTGCAAGTTTAATAAAAAATATTAGTAACACTTCTAAGATATGTCCATATAAAAATTTAATAAAGGTAGAAGGTTGTAGTTCAGAATCTTCATCTTTCTCCTCATGCATGTCGTACCATAACTGTCTTTCAGGTTTACCAATGTTAGACATTCTTAAGGTTTGAGTAGTTGCTTTGTTTCTTTTTAATGGAGTAGCCCACTCCTGCACACAACTAGCAATATCAACACCTAATTCTTCTATTAATTTCTTAGGTATTTTAATTTTTTCACCGGCAGAAAGAACTCCGATAGTGCTATAGATATCCTCTACTAAGGTATCTAAATTTTTATTTCTTTTGCTCATCTTCTATGTCCTTAAAAGCTTTGATAACATCAGATGAAAATAGCTTTTGTAAATTAACTAGCCACATTCTACTAGCATTATGGTCTCCTCCGGCTACGGTTTTAAAACTATCTAGTTCTTTAACTATAGTTCTTAAAACTTCAGTATGAAATACTAAGGTACAGTATTCTTTATCGCCGACACAAAGATGATGAAACCAATAGTCTGATTCAGTTGCTTCAATACCAGAAGGTTTACCATAGCTTTCATATTCAATAGCTATGTTTCCAGTATCCATCCACATACCTCTTTCAGATTTGACTTCTATTCGTTTATTACATAGCATCTCTGCTACTTTGTCTTCTCTGATACTACCGAATTCTAAATCTATATCAAATTTCTTCCGGTCTTTTTTAGTGGGTTTCACTCCAGTTGTCTCCTACTTTGAATTCACCATCAAGAGGACAACGCATGTTAAAATACTCTCCGGCATCTCGAATACTTTGTACTGCTAATTGTCCTGCTTGATTGGCTTGAGAATCTTTAACTTCTATTTGCCATTCATCGTGAATATTTGCCACAAATTTAAAATCAATATTACAAGTTTTAAGTTTATCATTTAAAAGTATCAAAGCTTTTTTCATTACTATAGCTCCTCCACCTTGCAATAAAGTATTTAAAGCGGCGTGTTTATGTCTTAAAAATATTTTTCTTCCGTCTAGTCCTTTGAGGAAGCCTTTTCCAGCTGCTCGGTCAACTCTCGTCTTAAGAGACTTAAGTGTTGGTAGACTATTAAGAAACTGTTCTCGCAGCCGTTTACCATCCCTTCTATTTCCTTCAATGATACTTCCAATTTTTTCATCTCCGGCACCGTATATAAGTGCATAGATGAAAGTCTTAGCCTCATCTCTTGATTTAAGGCGAGCAAACTTTCTATTAGTTGTGTGAATGTCTCCGTTGATAATTTCATTTATGTACTCCTTGTCTGACATATAGTGGGCTAACATTCTTAATTCTAATCCTGAAGCGTCAACGCCCACTAGCTTATAACCTTCAGCCACTATCCAACAAGCTCTACATTCCTTACCATAAGGACTGTAAACAGCAGGGACTTGAGCCATGTTTGGATTTCTATGTGTCATTCTACCTGTAATGGCACCCGTAGATATTACTGCTCCATGTACACGGTTATCAGATTTCATATTATCCAACCAAGATTCAATTTGTCCTACTCTTTTTTGTATTAATAGATATTCAGCTATTAATTGAGCTTCTTTTATATGTGATATTTTACTTAATGTTCCCTCATCTACAATAGGTTGTCCGGTTGGAGTAAATCTTTTTGGCTTCCAACCAAAGTCTATTAGGTATTGTCCTATCTGTTGACGAGACCCTAAGTTAAATTCTTTAAGTTCTTTTCTAGTGAAAGGAGTAATATCATTATCAGCTACTCGCTCTTCATATTCTATAGTAGTTAAACCCGACTTAGATAAAGTACCATCTTTTTTTAACTTAGGTATAACCTCTTTGATAGGAACCCACTTAGGTTTAAAAGTATCATGTACTTCATCTTCTACTTCTTTCTTCCTTTGATTCAAAGAACTTAATAATTCCATCGCTTGTTTTTCGTCAAAAAGAAAACCATTTAGTTCTTGTTGTGTTAGTATTTTTGTTATTTCATGTTCTATTTCTACTGATTCTTTAGTAAAACCTACTCCATCTTGCCTAAGTTTTTCTAAAACTTTCTTGTTTAACCTTACATCTTGGACACAATAATCTAACATTGAATCACTATATTCAGTAAACATAGGAGCAGTTGACTTAGGGCAGTTGAGTTTCCAACCCCACTTTTCTAGGCTATGCCCACCCTCACGAGTAGGGTGTAGCAATCTTGATAGGGTCAAAGTATCAATGATTCTAACATGTTCAGATAAATCAACATGTTTGATTCTAGCTATAGCAGGAATATCAAAACCTATGATGTTATGCCCAACCAATACATCAGCAGATTTTAAAAACTCAATGCCCTCGTCAATTTGAGAAGGTTTAAAAGTATAAACATTATCTTGATTATCAATAGCAACAATGCACCAAATTACAGAGGCAGGTGGTAAGGTTTCTACTTCCCCTTCTTCATTCTTAAAAGAAGATTCCCAAAGTAAACCGTTTGTTTCTATATCAAATACTAATTCCATTAAAATTCTATTGAAGATTGTTTTTCATCAGAATTAAATTCTAAGTCATAACCTTCAGATAGTCTCCCTGTTTCTTTGTCGTACAGTAAGTGAGTAGCTACCCCAACATCGCCAGTGTATCTTGATTTTAATATTCTTAACCTAGTTGTTCTGGCTTCATCAGGGTCATCTGATTGTTGATTTCTTTCTAAGGCTATCACACAATCACTAAGTTGTCCAATGCTATTTGAGCCTCGTAAATGTGATAGTGAAACTTCAATACCATTCTCATGTCCCTTGTTACCATCAACTCTTCTTAGGTGTGAGACTAAAATTAAACCGGCATTAGTTTCTTCAACTAAACTTCTAAGCCTAGTCATAATATTATCAATGGCTCTTCTTTCATCTCCTTCACCCAAGGCACTAACAAGCATGTGTAGGTGGTCTACTACTACCCATTTGCAGTCACAACCAACTATCAAGTATCTAAGTTTAGCAAAGATATCATCTATCTCATTAGTGCCGAAGTGAGCATGAATGAAAACTCTATCGTCTTCAAAAACTTTATCAAACATATCCATTAAAGTTTCTTCATCAAACTTATCTCGTTCTTGGTCAACATACAAACGAGCGTCTGCTTCGATAGACAAGACACCATCTACTGTTCTTCGCCAATCTTCTTCTAAGGCTATGATACCTACATTGTCTTCAGTGTTTTTAATTAACCAATGTTCTAGCTCACGAGTTACACTAGACTTACCGAGTCCTGTACCACCAGTAAGAGTAACTAACTCGCCCTGTCGAAGCCCGTAAAGTTTTTGATTCAATCCTTCCCAAGGGTAAGGTATGCTTTCTTTACGAGGACGGT